GTGTAGTTTGAATTATTTTTAATTTAGGATTTATACCCATCATGTAAGCAGGAAATAAATATGATGCAAATTCTGATTTGGTGTGCCTTGGTGGCATGTTCACGATCAAACGTTTTATCTTCCCCTCTGCTAAATCTTGAAGCTTGGATGCAGTCTTAAGGTGGTGGGGCCCTTTGACAAAATCTGGCCACATTATTCTAACAAAATTTAAAAAATTATCCTGACAACCTTTTTGTTTTTTAATTAAATCTAAGCGTTCTTTTAAAGCCAACGCTTCTTTTATTTCTGAATCAGATAAATGACCAAGACTCATACAATTTTTAATTTACCATCTTTGGTGTAATCATAAGGTATTTGTAAGGCGGAAAGTTTTCTTTCTATTTCATCAAGACCATCAAAGCCCATACCTTTGCTAATTCTTGGATCAACAGCACCACCAGATCTAAAGGCACTTATACCTTTCTCTGCTATAGCTTTTCGTAATTGATCATCTATTTGTATAGTAAAGCCAACATCTAAGTTTTTTTTGATTATATCAGCCTCACTTGCTGAAAAATTATCAAAAAAACGAGGATCAATTATAATCTTTTTTTCCATACCAAGTTCTTTTAAAACTTTTGTCACTTGTGCTGGAATTTTTTTATCATAAAGGTCTTTTATGTATTCAACTCCTTCTGCTGCATCTCTTTTTATAACGCCAGGAGAAAAACTAAAAACTAATTCAGACACATTAGGATCAGCGGCTGCAGCAGCAATATTCTCTCTGACGGTTGGCACTTCTACCCGAGCAATATCTTTATCGTCAAATGGACCTCTGCGTAATTTATCACTACCTCTAAAAGATACTGGTGCTTTTAAAATTTCTTTACCATCTTTGCCTTTAAAGACTGGATTATTAATATCAGCGTTAGCTCTTAAAAATTTACTAAAAGATTGTTCGCCAGGTACGGTACTCAAAGGTCTAGTCGGATCATAAAATAATTTTTTATAGTAAGCATCTATATCATCTGCTAATTCTGGAAAATTACGTTTACTTGGCATTTTGTATTCAGAGACAAATTTTGCGTTGTCTTTATAGGACTTAACAATTTTTGCTATATCTTTGTCTAAGTCTTTTATCTCGCCTAATAATTTTTTTGCTTCAGGTGTGTTTTTACTAAGTTTTGCATATGCGGCTTTTTTTACTGCCTGTTGTGATTTTAAATAAGCAGCTTGAACAGATTCTTGTTTTATGTTCTTTGAAATTTTTTGGAGGGCTTTTAGTTCCTCAAGTGTAGAAAAAGGTTTTTTTGTTGATTTAACATAATTACTTAACATTTTAGAATACTCAGATTGTACTCTAGCAACAACTCTTGTTTTGCCAGTAGTACCTAACAAATCAATTACTCCATCAAAAACCAAAGCATTATCGTAGTTAGGATAGTGGTTTGTTGCACTACCTCCTTTTTTTCTTAAATCTTCTAAATTTCTAACTTGATAAACTTTTTGAGTTTCAAAACTAAAGTCACCTCTTCTATTATTTAATTCATCAGCAGCACTTTCAGTAATATCAGGCATATGTCTATCTGACTTTTTAACATTTTTAAAATTAAACAAACCTTTTTGATTTTTTTTGACATATTGATCAAACACCTCTAAAGATATTTCTCTATCACCAAATTGTTTTTTTAGTTGTGGATGTAATCGACCAAATTCATCTGTAATTCGTAAAGCTCGTAATTCGCCTTCGGTCACTTTGCTACCTTTACCAACTTTTTTTAACAAAGCCACATACCTTCCAGCAGTAGCTCGTTCTGGTAGTTTGTTGCCAGCTTGATCAGTTATAAATTTTCTGGTGGGCGAAATTAAATTTGAAGTATTAGGGTAAGCCAAATCATCTAAATCTTTTTTAATAAAATCTGCGAATTTAGCTGGAATAGCTTCTTCAGTTGCTTCTATTAATTTAGGTTCATTTTTTGCTAAAGGTTGAACAGCTTTACGAGCTCGTATGAATCTTAAAATTGGCACAAAACTAGCAATACCAAGAGCAGTCAAAGCACCATAACCTAATCCCCCTAAGAGATCTCCTTCTTGAACTTTTTCGCTGGCTCTCGTACCGAACTCGCCAACTTCGTAAGCGGTAAGTGCGTCTCCAATACCAGGGGTAATACTAATTGCTATTTGATCGACAATAGGCAGTTCTTCAAACTTACGATAAGCATCACGCACATTACCTTTGCCTATTAAATCTTGTATATCTGCGGTTAGTTCAGCTCTACTAGCCATTTCTTACCCCAAAAGTTCGGCTAACATTTGTTGGCGTAAAGCTCGTCTTTCTAATTCGGTTAGGTAATCGGCTAATCTAATATCGCTACCACCACTATAATTTATAGTTGGTGACGGCATCATACTAACAATACCCATATTTTCTTGGCCTGCTGCTTGTTGTGGTTGAGGTGGTTGCGGATAAACTATTTCAGGTCTAGGGTTGAGTAGGTCGTAAATATCTAAACCCATATTCAAAGCATCTACAATTTTACCGTAATCTATATTTATGGGTTCAGGTGGTGTTCCCACCACAACTATATCAGTTATATCATCTGGATCTGCTACTACAGAATTATTATACAAACTGGTAAAGAAGCCACCTACACCCCCACCAAAAGAAAATCTTGGAATAATTTTACTACCGTCTCCAGCGGTACCCATAAGTTTTTCAGCCGTATCTAAGCTAGTTAATTGATCTCTACGATCTCCTAACTTTTTTACTATAATGTTACTAAAAGTTAGTTCTTGATCTCTGGCTGCTTTTTTTTGTTGGAGGGGTAAAGTTTTAAAAATTTTATTGTTAACATTTCTAGCTTTATTTAATCTATTTAATTCTTGGTTAATGTCGTCCATACCCATACGATCTACAGTTTTTAAATAAGTTCTCAAAGACTGTCCGCCTTTTAAAACTCTAGCCATAGGAAACATACCAACCAAGTCTAACCCAATACTAGCATAAGTAGCTTCAGCTGGATTTTTAACAAACTCTGGCAAAATAAAATCTCTAGCCACGCCCAAAGCTGTTATGCCTTGGTCATAAATATTTTTTAAATTTGAATTTGAAGCTGTAGGATCCGCTACTCGCATTTTACTCTATATCAGCTAATAATTTATCAATTGTACCGCCATCTTTCATGCCCATAGAGTCCCCCATAACTTTACCCATAATTTCAGGATTACCAAAACTTTGTTCAGCTAAAGCAAGATCTTGTAAAGAAATGCCAAATTGTTTTAAAAAAGCATCTATTTCAGCTTCTGACATACCAGCGGCCATCATTTCTTGCACTAAAGCACGAATCTCAGCTAACGCAGCTTGTGCTTCAGAAACATCTGCTTGAGAAACCGTTTCAGTATCAGTAGCAATCATGTTGGAGCCTCCGCCCATCATGTTTTCTAAGTTATTCATTTCTTCCATTTCAACTCCTATAGCTAGAGCAGACCCAAACTTTAGAGGAGAAGAGATGAGTCGTGAGACTTTTCGTCTGAGTCTGCAATATTCTATTCATAATATATATTATTTAAAAAATAATGATATACCAGTATGGGTACCCTTTGCAAAAAAAGTGGAATTTGTTTGAGAGAGTTATTGTGCTTGATTGTGTTATATACTGCCTGGCTCCAAATGGTTCCCCGCCTGTTTTTTAAGTCCCAACGCCGACCCGATTGCGTCAGCATTAGAGTCCCAGATAGCACAAAACCCCCAGTTAAGGAGGTTTTGGCTAACAAAGAAAGAGATTAGTTAGTGTTTGTGGGACTGTTTAATCTTCTAATTTCTTCTTCGTTAAGTGACATAACTTCTTCCATATCAATTGTATTCCATTCGCCATTTGCAATATAAGTTACATTGTTAATCGTTAGATCAGTTGGACTGTATGTTACTTCGCCACACTCACCTCCATTCTCCAAATAAACCTTCATCAATATTTTTCTTACTCGCATAACTTTTCTCCTTTGTTAATTGTTATGATCTTATCTTATAGAAGAGTTTACATTTTGTCAACCTTATCTTGTAAAGTAATTAATTAAAAGTAAAAGTCCTAAACAAACTAACACCACTTCAAAGAGCATTTAATCTATTTCAAAGTTCTTAAAGATGATGGCTTTGCCAACAATATAATCTTTTACATCATG